AAAGTCTCAAATCCGTTCTGGGTTACGTGATAAGTAGTGTCGTAGTAGACATTGAAATCAGTGTTATAGGCAGCCGTGGCCGAGAGTGCGGGGATTTCTGATCCTACACCTGAACCAATGAACTGATGCCAACTGGTGCCCACTCCGCCCGGTCCATAGACGCGGATAGTTGCATTGGTTCCGTTGTCTACTGAGTCCACAGTGGCATTATTCGAGTAATTCGACATCACATTTTCGGTGATCTTGGTCGAAGCCAGCGAACCAATGACCCCGGCTTTTGAGAGGTCTACTGCCCCGCTAGTGAGCGCGATAGCCACTGGCCGCGCATAGGTCGCGCCATCATTCACGTTGTCGAGTGAATTGACCTTACCAGTCGAAGTAAGATTCTGCACGGTTGTGCCGATACCTTCTGTCCGGCCTTGAATCTTAGCTCCGGCAAGGATTTCCCCGACTGCGGTAATGGTTTGATAGAGCTTTCCTTCCCATTCCTGCAACTTTTTCAGGAACGCCCAGGACGGATTACCATCTTTGCCTACAATGGGAGCGCGAATTGCGCCGAAAGTTGGCGGAGGAATAGCCATCACTCTCCCGGATATTGCCGCGTAGTGACTTTAAGGTAAGCGTCCGTAATCCGCCAGGGTACTGGATCCGAAGCGGTCACTTCATAAACTCGACCGCGCGACCGGCCTAATCGTCTCCAAACTGCGCGCGTCTTGTACTCTCCGCCCAGTCCTACCGGAACAGCGTAGAAATTCGACCAAGTTTTTGACTGATCGTCGGAAAAACGCAAGGAAATCTGCGGCGCTATGGGAGCATTAGCCCCTCCGATGACTCCTCCTAGCGGCGCTTGCTGTAAAATCCCGCCTGGTAAAACTTGTAAGCGCCAACGTACCGTACCGGACGCGGAAATCATGTCCAAATGGTTGGCGTAAGTCGCATTAAAAGTGACAGCGGTTTGCGTCAAGACTCCAGCATTGGTAACTGCAATCTGCCAGGAGTTAGCCATGCCAGTATCATTCAGAAACAGGGTTTGCGGCGTGCCTAGAGCTCCGCCGGTTTGGGTCAAAACGCCGCCATCGCTTACCTGTAACGTCCATTGTGAACTGTTCGGGGCGGCAAGAATGATGCTCGTAGGCTGCAGCGCAGCGGCCACGGTGGCGGCTGAGCCTAAGCCAACTTCTATGTCGAGCTGCAATTGGTTGTGCTTCACCCATTCAGCTTCTTGATTGACGTATGGCGCGCGCCGCGTCCACTTGATTGGCTTGCCATCATCGTCATACACATCGGCCGCCATCTGGTAAACTTTGCCGGATTTCCAGTCGCCTACCAGATGTTTTTGGAATCCATTACAGTGGCATTGCCCGCGAAAAGCGATCTCGCCGAGTACTGAGTCGAGGTAGGTCCACTCATGCCAAAAGCTGGTAGAAACGTCATAAATCCAAGTCGCACCTTTGCCGGAGTTCGCCGAGGGGAAATAAACTATCCAAAGCGTATGCCCGCGGTCTTGTAGGGAGTAAGTCTTTACGTCGGTGACTACTTCATACTTCGACCAAGCGTTTTCGATGGCATGCGTCGAAATTCGTTGCGGGGTATAACCCGAGGCGCGGTAAGCAATGAGTGAGCCGCGCTCGTCTGAGCCTATCCAGAACGGAGTGTTATCCAGTTTCGCGATTCCCTCAAGTGCTAAAGCTCCACTTTCAATGAACGCGCCAGGAATCGGCACAAACGGCGAGTTGACAGCGCCCGAGTTGGAGTATCCGACCGACTGTTTCGAACCGGCTAGCCACAGTTCGCGATGATCCACAATCATGGTCACTAAATTGTCAGGGAAGTAGAGGATTTGCGAAGCGTCCAGACCCGACCAGATGGAGCCATTCAGCAGGCTTGAAACATAAAACACCTGCGATTTCTGCTGCATGGCCATGAAAAAGCCATCCCCATAAGCCACTAATGAAATTGGCCCATTGAACTGCGACATATCGACCAGTTTCAACGTGTCTGTAGCTAGGGTATACACCCAGAGTTGACCCGCCGAGCAAATCAGTAATTCGATGTTCGAAGCTGCGATTGATACCGCGCCATTCAAGGCAGCCAGCGCGCCGCGGTTCTGGTTGGAACCGTTGTGGAAGATTTCCCATAGGTTCGCGCCCGCGGCAAAGACCCGGCCATTCTGCTCAAATAGCTTTTGTACAGACGTTTCGCTGGAGAGAGTGGAAAAGGTTTTGAGGCCCATGCGCGGATAGAGCGCGACTTTGGATTTTCCTTGCTGGCTTTCGATGAGTTCCGGAATCCAGTTGACGCACTTCTGGGCATCGCTATTGACCGACTGCGATTGATAAGTTCCGCCGATGCAAAAACCAAATGTTGGCATTATTGTCCAGTCAACCAGTTAAATGTTGGAGCTCCTGAGCCTACGATCGCCTCATCACAGCGCAAATCGCTGAGCGGTGCGTTTATGCGCTTGAGAATGGCCTTCGATTCAACTGCCTGTAGAGCAATCACAGGATCGACAGCAGCGCCAAACTCCGGTGCCAAGTCAATAGCCAAGTTGTAGCGCAGCGCTTTGGCATACCCTGGCGGAAAAGTGGTATCAGTGAATAGGTCAACAAACTGGGTCAGCGCCGTCCAAGCCGAGATACGTACATTCACAGCTAGGCTGGGAACACACCAAAAACTGAGACTGCGTAACGGAAAGGCGCCATCGTCATAGACCTTTTGCGGCAGAGATGAAGAAATACTCTTAACCGGAATATCGGTCCATTGCTGATCGGTGAGCATTTCGAGTGGCAATTCCAGCGGTTGCGCGGGATTACTCAAACTGACGATGCCCATGCGCTCAATCTTCGCTGGCCGCGCAGCATTGAAATTCCCAGCCGTCCCGTAGGTATAGGTCTGCTGCCCAGGAGTCAGCGAGAATTCTTGAATGCTGACATCGAAGATCATCAGTCGCTCCGCCGTCCACAACTCCAACATCTGGTTGAGGATTAGGAGCGCATCATTGGCTTCGGCTGCGGATGGGACTTCTCCGGACGCTAGGACCCCAATCAATCGCAGGGAACTAGCGATGAGGTCTTGAGCAGTCACTTACTCCCCAGTGTGGCATCGAATTTGCCGGTTGCGGCCTGGATGTCAGCCTCGCTTGGAGTAATCACCTTTTTTTCGTTTTGGAGTTTTGGCTTCCGCTGTTTTTTCTGCTCTATATATGCATTAGCTACAGCCTCGGCTATGGATGGATAAACCGGAGTCGGCCCGACATCTTCGAGTACGGTCACAGGTGCACTCGGATCACGCGTCAAGTTTGGATGGTCATACCAGTCGCCGCCGAGCAGTCTGTCTTCTTCTGGGTTATTGACCAGTGCCGGCTTTTCGGTGGCGTGGTACTTAGCTTTGGGGTAAAAAGGACTCTGTTGTTTTCCCGTCATGCCGCTTTTTGTCCTCCTGGACAATGAAGTAAGAATTCATGGAAGTTGCCGGGATAGGCTTTGTCACCTTGCCAATGGGTAAGATTGAGGTTAGGTATCAGCGCGATACGCTCGCCCATTTCAATCCAACGCCGCGAGAAAGCATAATCCTCGCCCCACCACACGCCCTTATGGGCACCATGATTGAACAGATCAACCGATAGCCTGAACTTTGGCCCGTAACATAACTCCGGATAGGCAGTCATATAGCGGTCAATCGCCGCTGAAGTGACTTTTAGAAACCCTGCTGGGGCTTTGTTGGCTGATAGGGTCCCATCGCGGGCTACCATCGGACGCCCTTCAGCGTCGGTGTACAGGGTAGACATATACTCGGGTTCGTCTTGCTTGATCCGATAGGTTCCCGCAACTACGTCGCCCTCGGTCTCAATTAGGGTCAGCAAATCTTGTGGGTCCCAAGACAGGTCATAGTCGAGATACACAATTACGTCGGCTTGAGCGTCTAGCGCCTTACGAGTCATGGCCGCGCGCGCACCGGAGATGTAAGGATTGGCGATTTCCTGCGCGTATCCCTCGTCCCACCCCGCGGCGATAATCAGCGGAATAGAATCTTCCAGAGCCTTGATGTATGGCTTGGTCGGCCCGGTCAACGATGGCGTACAGAAAACTACCTTCTTTTTCGTCAAAGTTTCTGTCCTACGCCCATCAAGTTGTAGTTATGGCAACGCTTGATAGTGGCTGTGAAGCCTGCTGACTCCAGGGCCGTCTTAAGAGTGGCACTGACAAATCCACAATGATGGGCCATGTGCGGCCGGTCTATTAGTTGCGGACGGTGACCGTAATACATATCCAGTCCGCAAATCGGCCCAGCAGGTGACACCATAAGAATGTCTTCTGTAGGCCGCACATCTTCTAAATCAGGGACAAAGATGACTGCTGATCCGCCAGGTTCGAGCACCCGGTAAAACTCTTTCAGGGCTACGGGGACCTCGTGCGGGTAAAGGTGCTCGAGAGCATGTGAACAAAAGAGCGCCTCATAGTGGCCGACTTCTCCTATATCGACCATGCTGGCCACAATGTCGGGCTGCATACTCGGATCAATATCGAGGCGCACTTCGGTGAGTTTTGAAAACCAGTCGGGCAGTTCTACTCCTCCACAACCTACGTGAAGGATTCTGCCCGACTGTATAGCCGTCGTCATGCTTACGCTGCGCCTTTCCAAACGCCCATCTGAATCAGGGTGGCGGCTACTTCTGCGTTAAACGCCGCGATCGTTGAACCGATGGTGGCATTCGTAGAGACAGAAATAAACGACACTGACTGAATGGCCGCGGCGCGGAGCGATACCGGCAAAGCGCCGTACTTGGGTTGCAGTCCGGCAATAGCGGGTGGCTGGCCGGAGAAGTCCGTCGGCAACCCGAAAGTGCAGGCCTGCCCGGAAGCGTGGGCAGTTGCGAGAGTGCCGTTATAGCCTCGCTGGACACCGATTTGGGTGCCAGAAACGCTCAGCACTAACATGATTTCCTGTTCGCAGAACAGGTATGAGATCCCAACACCGGTGGTGAAGTTGGGGGCGGATGCTCCGGTAGCGGACGCGACGGCAAACGATATATCTGTCGCGCCAATAGCTGCGGAGAGCGTGGTTTGATTCAATGCCATATTGTTCTCCTCTCCTTAGCTCGCCACTCGGCAAGCGAGTTCTGCATACAGGGTTACCCAACCATAAAGTACATCGATTCTGGTAGGGAATCTGTCTGTGTTTATGTCGTAAGCCCTTACTAATCTTAGACTTAGGCCTAATTGTTTATCCGATACACGAGCAGCCATATCGACGCCACCGGGTAGCGGCAGATCAGCGCAGCCCAGTGCAAAAGCATCCTTGTGGAATGCCAAGCCCTGTGGCGACTGCGTTGAAGCTGCTCCGTTGACGTTGATGGTAGCGCCGGAAGCGGGCGAAGCGACTACGTTCTGGAATGGCCCAGAAATGACAATTGCCGGAGAGATGTTGATGGTCATGTTGCCCGAACCATCAGAAGCTCCGTCAGTGGTCGCGGTGAATTGCCGTAATGCCCCGGTAGACTGCTTGTTCTGCGGGTTGACGGCAAAGCATCCGGTCGCGCCCGAACCAATGGTGAAAACGTTGCCTTTCTTCAGCCGGGTCGCTGCTGAAGAAGTCCAGGCCTGCGTAATCAGGGTTGCGCCGGTCTGACTAGCGTTGTTTACGGTCGGTGTTCCGCCCAACTGGCCGATAACATTTACCGGGCAGTTTTGGTCCATGGACCATTTGAAGCCAATGGCCATGCCCATCTTGCCGGACTCGTATTGAGTGGCAATATCGGTAGCCGATTGAAAGAGGCCTTTCAGGGCGTCGAGAATGGTCGCTTGCATCGCTGGAGAAATTACCAGGGAGCGCAAGTCGTCGCGCGGCGCGGCTTCTTCGTCCAACCGCTGTCCGGCTTGCAGGTAAGTCAACAGCGCATTTGGAACGGTACCAGGCGCGCCGATTTGGTTGTAAACGTTCAAGTACTGCTGCAGGCCGTCGTAGTCGATGTTATTGGCTACGTTAGCGATCGCGGGACGGACAAAACGGTCGGAAAAATCATCCACGCTGAGCGCTAAGTCCTGCGAAGTGAACGCAATATCCACGCCACGCTGGGTGTTTAGTACCATGGGAACTTGCGTCTCTGTGGCATCTTCAAGTGAGAGTCCCTGTCCTACGCGGCCCGCATATCTAGCCGGCTTTCTGATGTTTAGGACGGTGCCAATCTTGGCTCCGGCCCGGCCAAACGAGTCATCAAAATCGCGCCTGACATACTTTGTAAAAGTCAGGTTATTTTCGAGAACTCGCAGTGCCTCGCGGGTAATCATACTGATAGTAAGTAACGTGTTTGCCATTGGTTAGGCTCCTGAATCGACTGCTTCCGTTTCCGATTCGGAGCTAACCTTTTGGCCTAGAAAGGCCGGCGGAGAGAGGTGGGGTAGAAATTAATTTCTACCGGATACTTAGCAGGGGTGATTACGCGCGCCCTGAGCGCGGTTCAGCGGTATCTGTTCTTGATCTGCGCGTTGCGCAGCTTCTTAAACTCCTGATAGGGCAATTGATCGGCTTGGACACTGGATTTCGTCGCAGAACCGCCAATTGGACGGATTGGTGCCGGAGCTTTGCTTACGCCGCGCGCCGTGGAACTTGGCTCATCGTCTTCTTTGGGTTCCAAGGCTGCGGCGATCTTGCCAATTTCCGCAACCGCCCGATGCGGCTTCATTTCCATTAACTTCTCGCACACGTCAGGATGCTGTGCGAGGTAATACATCACATCGGGGCCATTTTCGAGGCCCGGAATGGTATCCACTACTACTTGCGGCACTTGTATGTTGCGCCGCCCAATCACTTCGTCAAAATCGTCATAACGCTCGCGGGCTTCTTCCAGACGGCCTTTGAACTCTTTGACTTCCGCCTGCTGCTGCTCAAGAGCTACCTTTTCAGCTTCTTTGGCTTCGATTTTGGTCAGTTGATCGCGGAATTCCTGCCGTGCTTCCCAGCGAGCTTGGGCTTTTACGAACTGGCGGTAGTCGGCGAATTGCTCCTCGGTTGGCTCTGGGTCATCAGCGACTTCAGCGGTTGCTTCTTTCTCGTCTTTGGCTTCTGCTGCCGGAGCGGCTTTTTCGCCTTTTTCGAGCTTGGCTAAGCGTTCGTTTAACTGCTGAATCTGACCGTCACGTTCGTGCTTCTCGCGGGTCAGCTTATCGATGCGCTTCTGAAATCCGGACTTGGCGGGTTTGGCTTGGTCCGATTGTTCTTTTTCGGTTTCTTCTACTGACTTGGTTTCGCCGGCGTTGTCCAGTTGTTCGTCGTCGCTTTTTCGGTACTTCACTTCTTCGCGAACAACTCCGGCTGCTTGGTCGATATCGGCTTGCGTATCAGTGGTAGATGCCACTGTCATTTCGGGCATGGTTGTATCCTTTCGTCGGTTTTTAACGCCATCCGCTGGCGAGATGAAAAATTAGGGCGCTAGCGAGTTCTGCTAGGGCTAACGCCCGACTCGGGGAGGAGTCAAAAGTTACAAACCTCTGCGGCGCGCGCGGCGGGCTGAAGTTGCGCGCGCCATTAGTAGAAACTCACAGTGATTGTTCCACCCGACATTGAAGCGATGACAATGGTCAACCCGGTAGAAAAGTGGCAATCATAATTCATAAATGAGCCTGCTGCCGGGAGTAGAAAAGCGGTTGCGCCGGCAATAGCTGGAGCGGAGTTGGTTATGTTGTCGAAAATCTGAATAGTGCCAGCGCCAGGTAAATTGACTTGCACACCCTGCAGATAACCGGCGCTCGCTTTGAGCTTGTAAGTTCCAGTGGCGTTGATTTCTAGATATTGCATTACTTGGTTGCTCCTTTGGGCTTGAGCTTGGCCTGCTTAGCGGCTGCGTCCTGCGCCGACTCCGCTTGACTAACTTCGTGAGTCTGCTGCTGTTCAGTCTGCGCAGCTTCGTGCGTTTGCTGATGGGTTTGCAGCGCTACATCATGCGCGGAGTCGTGGAAAATCTTGTATTGCGCCAGCTCGCGCTCCGCAAAGCCCTCACTGGCATCCTTGCTGGCGTTAATTTGCGCGACGGCCAACTTAGTTGCTTCTTGCATTTTGACGATTTCAACGCGAGAGGCTTCCTGGGCTTGCGTGATTTGCACCTTCGCCTGATTCTCTACCTGCTTGGTGTTGATAATCTGGTTCTGCTGCTCTACCGCCTGCGTAAGTTGCTGATGCTGTTGCATCATTTGCTGCATTTGAGCCTGCATCGACTGCAGCTTGGCTTCTGGCGACTGGTCGTCATCGTCTTGGAACTGCGGTGGAACGCCTTTCTTCAGCCGTTTCGCCATTTCCTTCGCCTGCGGAAAGTCGAAGTTGGCGACCAGTAAATCGCCAATGATGGGGAACATCTCTGGGTAGGACTGCACGAGCACCATCTGCGCTGCGGCGGCTTCCTGGCGTTTCGATTGATAACTGGGTCCGACTGACACAGAAATGTCATAACGCCCCGTGCCTAAGTCATAGACCTTATTGATTGACTCAGAAAGCATCTGGCTAGCCGCATCTGGCTGCTGGTTGTGAACGATTACATGATCTACAGTCTGGTCGGGCTTGATGATGCGTTGCACCCGCGGTGCGTCGTAGATGTGCGGAATGAGGTCAATCAGGACTCGCCCGGTATGGCGAATAGCCCGCGAGAGATTGTCCGCATAGTTGAGCGTGGCAACGTCGCCCTGCTTTTGGCGGGCCAGAATAGCCTTCCCCGACTGCTCTGGCCCTTTCTCCCCTAACGATGCGTCATAAATCCCGGTCACGGCCTTCATGTCGTTGTCGGCTTGCCGGGTCATCATATTGATGGACTGCACCGGAGGTTCAAACACTTGCCGCTGTGGTGGGGGTACGAGCTTCCCGCCTACGTCTGTAGCTTTGTACTGCAGCATAGCCAAATTGCGCGCATTGGCCGATTCCCATTCTTTCTCGTGGCCTTCAAACTGGCCTTCCGCGCCGACAAATGGCGCTTTGGGAGCGAGGGCGATCATCTCCGTCGCTGCCGAGACCCAGTAGTTGTACATACGTTGTGGATCTTTGAAGGAGCGGACTAATCCCGCCAGATGCCGCTTTCCGTTAACTTCCAAATCGTCACCGAGAACGGGGACAATCCCGATATACTGACCGGGAAGGGTGCGCCCGGCCATTCCGTCGTCGTTTCCGTCGATGATTTCAATGGCATTGATTTTCGCCCACTTGATCTCTTTGCGAGTTCGCGAACGCTGATATAAGCGCGCTTCTTCCGGGACTTCTTCTTCGTTTTCTTCGACATAAAAGTACTCTGCTACGCGGATACTGTCTTTCGAGGCCCACTCTGGCGAGTTATCGCCGATTGAAGAAAACTCCGCTAGCGTAGCCGCTTGGCTTTCTTTGTAGCGTTCTTTGTACTCACTGATGGGTACATCTTCGATAATGAACTTATAGCGTGCATCTGATTCGTCGGGCTCGGTCGAGGCCGGGTCCACGTATACGCTGAACTGATTCTTGATGCGCTTGATTAAGATTTCTTGGTCGAAACTCTTGCTGTCGATGTAGTCGGTCAGAATCCGCCAGTAGCCAAACCCAGAGGTAACACACTGCTCAAATGCGGTATCGTAAGCC